CACGAAAGCCTTTGGATCGTAGTTTGGTATAGCCTTTGTGTGATAGTTGCATGTTAAGTTGGAGCTGTATAAGCTGTGATGATGCCATTAACGACTGTGAGGGATCCGTTTGTACCTGTAACTGGTGTCAATTTAGCTAACGTTACAGTGGTGCTAATGCCTACGTTTTCAGTAGCTATAGTTCCCAAACCTAAGTTTGTTCTAGCACCCGATGCTGTACTACTACCCGTGCCACCCGAAGTCACAGCTACTGGAGTAGTGGCAGATAGAGTAGTAAATTTTCCTGTAGAAGCAGTGTTAGCTCCAATAGGAGTGTTGTCAATAGAACCGCCGTTAATAAATACAGCGTTAGAGTCTTGACCACTCATGCTGCCAAACACACGGTTACTAATTCTCTGGAACCAATCTCTCCAGACAAAGTTTTCCCCAATAGGATTTTGGGGAATAGGAAATTGTTTATTAGCCATGTTAGTACTTCATCTTAGAGCAGTAACCATTCTTTTGAAGAACAGGCAGCATGTCTTCTAATTTCTCACCAATGTCATCTCTGATCATTGGGGAGTTAATCATGTGGACTTTCTTTTTAAAAGTTTTATAACATGCTTCACGAGCTGCACTAACGGTATCCCCGATACCAGAGACAGTAAGCACATAAGAACCCGCAGTGACCAAACAAGGCTCATTGTTCTTTCCATCCTTTCCGGGACCCATGCCCATCTTTACTTCAGACAAATGAATGTTCTTAGTAGCATCTTCCATAGTCATGTCAAAGATAGGATACCCAGTGTTCTCCTTCTTTTTAACAGTACCATAAGGGTAATCAGGTTGAGACACAACAATGCCACAAGCAATCTCAGTGCGTACTTTAAGAGTGTCTTTACCATTGATGCTGTCTAGCATCCATTGAATAGGATCACCAAGGTGTAATGCTTGTTGAATCTGAAACAGAGGCCATCCGGGACGAGTAGTAAACTCTAGAGGCCAAGGCATACCCTTGTCATCAATGATGCAGTTGACATCAATGTAGCCAGAGTAACCAATGCCATGCAAGAAACCTTCTAATGGTTTAAGTACTTTGTCAGCCAGCAAAGACTTCTCTGTATAGCGCATCACAGTACCTTGCTCACCAGTAGCAGGACCGTAATCACCAGACATCAGCTTTTTAAACTCCCAGTTCTCCAAAAAGTATTTAGAGAAACCACTAAGACCAAACCAGCCACCAACAGCCATCTCAGACCCAGCGTGAAACTCTTGAAGAACAAAGTCGCCATCATAAGCGTTGCTTTTCTTCCACTTGTTTAACATGAACACCATGTCTCGCCAGTCTTTAGAACAATAGCTTAGGGCCTTGTCTCCATCACCAATAGGTTTAGACACATACCGTTTGTCTTTGTTACTAAGAACGTAAGCAATAGCTTCGTCATACTTAGAGAACTTTGTAGTAGGAATAATCTCAATGCCAGCGCGTTCAAAGATAGCAGCACCGTACTCCCGGTTTTGTTCCCAACGAGCACCCTCTACATTGCAGCCATAGATGGGATAACCTTCACGACGATACTTCTCAAGCTTTTGAATGAAGCGACTGTTATCAGTAACAAAGATTAGGTCAGCCCAACCCATGCTACCTTCCCTCACCGTTCTCACAGCGAGTACCATCAAAGTTGTTACGCATATACACACGTACTTCGTGACCATGATTGGCAGACTTGATAGCCAAGTCCATAGCAAAGCCACAGTCAAACTGGTCAATGATTAAAAGTTTCATGGTGTGTATGTTCCTTTAGCACGCTTAGTGTCACGGCCTTTCTTAGTACGCTCTTGGTACTTTCTGGCACGCTCTTCACGCTCTAAATCTTTTTGAGACTTAGCTTTGATGTCAAATTGTCTAGCTAGGAGTTTAGTTGTGCCTTCTTCTTCAGTGCCTGCTGAGATAAGCGGAGATGCTTGTGGAACTTGTTTCACGGCATACTCACCAATATCACCAGCAATATCACCAATACTATCGTCAGGATGATAAATCTGTTTACCAGAAAAGATCTTCTTGTTAAAGGCTAACTGTCCTAATGATAACAACATTGGGTTAAATGTGAACACAGGCCAGATCAATGCAGACGCATCTCTCTTACCTTCAGCTACTTGCTCCATAGCGTGAATCAAATGGTAAGGACCAGCACGACGTTGTTCAGCACCCTCACCAAACATAGCCTCGGCAATAGAGTCCATCAATGGATACAAAACACCTAACGCTAAACCAATAGCCATCATGGTGTCCACACCTTCACGGAAGTGTTGACGACCCTCTGGTGTTCTTAAGTTCTGCGGGTTAATATCCTTAATGGTGTTAGCCAATGACTTAACCATGCCATAGTGATAACGAGAGAACATGGCTATGTTGGGATTACGCAACACTTTAGACACGCTACGGCTACCCAACACCTCTGATGGCAGGCGGTAGTTAGGCATGTGACGTTCGACCTCATAGATGGCATCTTTCAATTCCATCTTGTTGCCAGTACGCTTCTCATAGTTCATCATGTTTTCATGGATGAGCTGCATGTACATGACGTCACGAGTAAACCACATAGCCTTTTGAGAAGCCTCAGAAATGCCGTTGTATAGGTTACCAACAGTAGTGCCTAACTGTTTAGCAAGGCCCTTCATGGTACGTTCCATCTCTGGAGTACCAAATAGTTCTCGTTGAGCCTCTTTAACGATGTTGTCAAAGTACCCCTTGTTACGTGGGTCAGCTCCAAGTAAGGAACCACCTTCACGCATAACATCTCGGTACAGTTGTGTTTGATTACCAACATCACGCCAAGCTCTACGACCAGAAGAAGCTAAGTCACCCAACCTACCGGGAGATACCCAACCAGTAAAGCCACGGGCGTTCCATACGTGCATCACCTCGTTAAACATGTGGGGGACTGGGTTAAGCATCATGTTCTTGACTAAAGCATTGGTCATGTTCATCCACAAGCTGTTATCCCAAACCTTAGCAAAGTCTTCAATAATGGCTGCTGTCTTAGGTTCAAAGTGCCAACCACGCAGTTGTGGAATGCGATCTATGCTACTAGGAACAATCCAACCTTTTGGCAAAGTCTTAAGATCTTGATCAGGTCCATGACCCACAGTCTTAAACAGCTCAGACTTTTTAAGGTTCTCAACAAGCTCAGCTTCACGAACCATCTTACGCAGGCCCATGTTAGCAATGCGAGCAGATGCTTCTGCATCATGCAGATAACGATATGGAGAATGGCGCTCGATGTCTGTGACCTTACCATCAACAATAGTCAACTCAGGTTTAAGAGTACGACGTTCAGATGCAGTGCCCTCTTCAGGTCCTTCAGACAACTTTTTAGAGAACTTGTTTACTGAAATCTTGTCACCAACTTTAAGATTTATATCGTCTGAGTGAGCAATTACTCTCTTCTCGCCATCTTTCCACTCAAAGACTTCAGTGCCCCTCTTAACCTCACGGTAACCAGTTATGTTGCCCTGCTTATCTTTAATGGGGAATTTTGTATCTTCAGGGATGCGGTGGAACTCAATCACACGACCATCGTCAGTTTGATACACCTTACGTTCAATAGCAGCGTTAGCTTGCTCAGCAACTTTGTCACCCATAGGTGTGTCGTTGCTAAAAAACTTCTTAATAGTATCTTTCCAACCGGGTTTCTCTTTCTCGCTAAACAAACGAATACGAGATTGACCAGTAGTGAATTCTTCACCAACCTCTAGGCCCATACCACGAGCTTTACGAACCAAAGCTAAGTTTTCAGAGTCAATGTCATCAAGAATAGCTTTAGCTTCAGGTGGTAACTCCTCACCACGTTCACGCATATCAAACCATTTAGCACGGTCTTCAGCAGTAACACCAGCATCAGTGTTGTTCTTATAGCCAATCACATGCTCTGAGCGATCTTTAGTTTCGTATGTATTCACACGATGCAAAGCATCATCCAGCTGTTGATTGTTATTAGGAACAGGGATAGAACGTTCGTTAAGGTTCTGCTTGTAGGCTTCAAAAAAGTCTAACGCTTCCTTTTCACCATAACGTTCGTACACATCAGTAGCGTGTTTGTAGAACTCTTCTTGATTAGGAATAGAGCGTGGATCAACCTTAGCAGCTTCTTCAGCTACAGAATCAGAAGTCTTTTCTGCTAAAGAAGGTAATGGCGATACATCTCCTGCTTCAGCTTTAAATTTTGAAGACTCTTCTACAAGTTTAGATCCTTGTTCAATAACTTCATCAAAAGCAGTGTACTCACCAGCAGGAACATTTAAGCCTTCACGAACAATGTTTTTGAAACCTTCCCACAAGTTACTAAGTTTAGATCCTTTTCCTGCTACTTCAACACTAGATAATAAGTGTTGGAAGTCTTTCTTAGTAAAGGCTTCTGAAACAAACTCATGTACGTCTGTTAATCCATAAGGATTGTCCCAACGTTTTTGAAACTCTTTGAGTTGTTTGATGCTGGGGTTTTCAATCTTCTGAAACTCTTTAAGAGCAGCTTCATACCTAGCAGGATGCTCAGCTTTGTATTGTTCATACAACTCTTTCATACGTATAGCAGCAGGTGAGTTGCCTTCTAACAACAAACGTTGTGTACCAGCGTGCATAGCTTCATGCAACAGCACTCGTACATCGCCGTCTTTACCCATAGTTACATGGTGTAAAGTCCCACCTGTGTATAGACCAGCAGCATCTTTTTTAGTTTCACCCTTGAAGTTGGTGTATTCAATAAGATCTTTTTGGAAACTTAACGTAGCATCACGGATAAAACCAGACTTGTTTAAAGCTTTCATTAAGACACGTTGGCCTTTAGAACCTACATTAGTCTTAAGAATAGAATCAAACGCATCACCAACGGTACGACTATCCCACAAATGATCTTGCAATTCTTCCCAAGTAGGTTTATTTGGGTCTGCAAACTCGACAGCAGGCATAGACTTACGCAAGTTTGTTATTTGTTCGCTAAGC